CTCCTGTATCTTTAAGTCTTTGTGCCATTTTAGTAAAGAAATCTCTAAAGATTAACTGACCAGGTACATCAGAATCTAAAGATCCTATATATTCACCAGGTATTTCAGTATCATAAGTTCTATGAGTTGATGGTCTTACTTCCAATGAAGTAGGTTGTCCTATAGATCGACCTGTTGCAAAAGATGGAACAGTTAACAATTCAGCATCGGATATTGCTGTACGAATTACTCCTAAATTTGGAAAACCTAAATCTCTATATTGCTTGGCATCCATACGTTGCCAAAGCTCTCTTCTTTTTGTACCTGCCATATTGTCAACATATTCATCAACATTTTCTGATAATATACCTGGCCAATTTTCATCAACTTCTTTTTTAATTCTGTCATCATATTCTTTGGCTGCTTTTTTGCTAATATTACTTTTTTTAATAATATCTAAAGTAGTATCAGACATCATTTTAGAAAAATCACCTGCCTGACCTGCCATTGCAGTATAAATCATAAGTGGATCATCCATTTTTTCCATAGCTCTAGCTTTTGATTTCATAGCAGGATATTCTGATGCCCAAAGTCCTTCACCCTCACGCATATATCCATGACCACCTTCTAATTTTACTGGTGTCGTTAACTCAATATCGTCTACTTTTGTCAATGTAGCATCAGCTTTTGTCCTATCACCATAAGCAGGTGTTAATACTCTACCTTTTAAATCTTCTATTTTTATTTTTTTCTCTGGCACAGCTAAACCTGATTCGGTTCTTTCAAATGGTATATCCTCAACAAAAGTGGGTAATTTAGTTTTACCCATTTCAGCAGGATCTAAAACACCTTTTGTAGGTGCAGGTAAATCTCCTAATGCACCATAACCACGAACAGAACGCAAAAATCTATCTATCGTTGGCTCTACAAGTTCTTCTTTAATTAAACCAGATAAAGCACCAAAAATAGGTATTTTTTGCAGTCTACTCACTACTTTTTCTTTTGTCTAAGCTTTTTTAAGTCAGCTGCAGTAATTTTCTTTTTATTACCTGCAAGTGCAGCCAATTTCTTTTGTTTTGGAGAATATTTACTAAATGGCATGTTAACCCCCTAACATTTTGTTCATCATTTCTTGGATATTGTCACCCTCACCAACTTTCATAATTTTGACTTTTACATCACCATCATGATGATCCATCATTTCTTCTTCTTCCATTTCTCCTTGCTGTTCTTCACCAACACCATACTGATACTGGTGACATAACAATAAAAAGTTAACAAGTTGATCATCAGATAATTCCAAACCTTCTGTATCATGTGGAAACCCCATCTTCTCTACAAAAAGATCTGCATTTTCTTCCATGTTTTCTACGTTTACTTCAGCCATTTTATTCTCCTAATTTAATATATTATCAATTTCTGATTGTGAAGGTGCAGCTCCAGTTTGTTTTCTTAAAAATTCTCCTAACAAACTTCTCATAGCTAATGGATTATTCATGTAGGAATCTACTTCTGATTGTGAAACTGCAGCTCCAGTAGCATTACGTAAAAGTAATTCTACCAATCTTCTTTTACTATTCATTTTATCACGTTGGGCTAATGGGTTCATAGAAGATATCATTGATTGTATTTCTGATTGTGAAGGTGCAGCTCCAGAACTTTCTCTTATTGCTCTGGCAATTTCATTTTGAATATCCATTTGAGCTTGAGCTTGAGTATTATCCATTTCTCTAGGTGAAATTGCAGCTCCAGTCATTTCTCTAGGTGTAGGTGCACCTCTTTTTAATAATTTATCCATTAATTCAGTTTGATCAGCCATTTTATTCTTCCTCTTCGTCTGTTGTTGCATCATCTTCAATTACTACTTTAGGCATTCTAACTGGGTTGCCCTCTTCATCTTTAACTACCTGACCTTCATCATCCAATTTTGTCAATTGCATATTTTGTAAAAATTCAGGATCTACTGGTTGACCATTTTCAAAGAAATATAACTCTTGTACTGGATCATATCTTAACAACATGTCAATAGTTTCTGTCGGTCTATAACCAAATCTTTGAAAAATATAATTACTTGCAAAAGGTCCTACACCACCACCCTTATAAGCTCTAACAACAAATGGGTCTGTTGCTTCTGGTGTTTCAGGATCTGGATCTTCATCTTCATCTTCATCTGTGCCTTCATCATCACCAGTAATGGATGACACTTGTGAATCCGAATCAGTATCAAAAACATCTAATTGAAATGAAGGATCTATTGTATTAGGTGTTGTTGGATCATTATCAATACCTTGCAGTTGATTTAAAACTTCGTTCAAACCTTCTTGACCTAATTGAACATCAAAGTAGGAATCAAGACTTTGCAATGGGTCTGTCGCAAGAGGACCACCGATAGGTTTACCTGCTAATGCTGTGAAAAATTCACCATCTTTAATTAATTGTAATACATCTCTTTGTTGGGATCTTAAAAAATTATCTGTACCAAAAGACTCTGCCTGATTAAAAAATGGTTCTAAATTAAAACGATTAGATGGTGGACTTGATAAAATAAAATCACCTAAACCCAGAGCCTGACCAATATTGTATGGTGTGTTAGTTCCGATTGATTCTAAAAAACTGTCTGTCGCAGGTGGACTGATGCTTTGGTCTAAATCACCTAAACCACCATCAATATCACCAGATCCTAAAGAACCTGAAGCTATGTATCCGTCAAATGTTTTATCTAAAACTGGTGAGGTGTAAGTTGATGAATCAAATTTTGTATAATTACCTTCACTATCATATTGTCCTAATTGTGTAGGATCTCTTGTAATATTTGTTGCACCGACTGGAATACTTTCACCAGTTCCACTAACATCTACGTATGTTCTGCCATTATAATCATAAAAAAGATCGTTATCTGATTTATCATCTCTATTTGCTTGTTCTAAATATTTTTGTGAAGTTAATGGATCTGTCATCCCACCCCAAGTTAAATTTCTATCAGACAAATCTAAATTAACTCTGTCATCTCCTTGTTTAGTATTAATTCCTGTAATTTTAAGATTAGCTCCTTCAGGTGGAGGACTGCCTATCCAACCAGTATCACCTGATTTACCTTCATTGTCATCGTATTGATATGCTCTGCCTGTATCTTGGTCTACCATATAAACAAAACTGCTACCTCTTTTAAAACCAGGAATTGCATTCCCTGTTGTTGAATTTAAAAAAACATCTTGTGATGGTGGTTGTGGACTCCCATCTGGACCTAAATCTTGAGCGACTGGTTCTGGTACATTTGAATCCATAGCACTTGCCTGTGGTTGATTTCCAGAAAACTCATCAAATGTCATTCCAACAGAATCTAAATATGATTTTGTTTCATCTGCATATGGTCCTTCACCATATTTATACATTCCATCAGCAGGACCAAAATAATAACCTTTTGGAGCAACTACCCCACCCAAACCTTTTTGAAGTTGACTGTAATCAGTGCCAACTGATGTCGGATTAGGATCTTGAAGTTGCACTCCACCACTTTGTTTATCACCTAAATCACTTAATGCACCCATGCCAGTTCCCATGTCAAGTGGATCTTGTTGTTGAGTTTCCACATTTTGCATTGCGTCACGAAATTGATCAGCAGTAATTTCACCAGATTGCAATTGCTGAATAAAAGGTGTCATCTCATTCGTAAAATGTGCAAAATTATGTGGCATTTCTTCCCCCTGTTTGTTGTAGAAATGCAAGTAAATTACCTAAAGCACCAAAGTTTCTTTCTTTTGCTTGTCTGTCTTGCATCATTTTCTGCATTAACATCTGTTGCATTCTAGGATCAACACCTTGTTGCATAGGTCTTTGCATTCCACCAAACTTACTTGGATCAACTGGTCTTAAAGCTAATACATCACTTATTCGCATTTTTTACAGCTTCCATTTGTAGTTTAGCTTGTGTCTTTTCCCTTTCTAATTGCAACTCTGCTTCAAGTTTAGCAACTTTTGCTTGTAAATCAGCTTGAGCTTTTGCAGTGTCAATTTGTAAATCTTGTTTAGCTTCAGCTTGTTTAATCTGAATATCAGACTTAGCTTTTGCCTGATCAGCTTGTATTTGTGCTTTTGTTCTAGCTTGTAGAGCTTGAGCTTCAAGTTGTGCCAACTGCTGTGCATACTGTAAAGGATTTTGCTTTTGTTGGTTTTGTTGTTGGGTTTGTAAAGCTTGTATCTGTTGCATTTGAGGTGCTTGTTGTACAACTTGAGCTGCTCTCTGACTTATTAAATTATCTAAATCTTGATTAATATCTTTGCCTTTGTACTTAGGATCTTTGAAATCTGGTAGTTCTGGCATAGGTATCCCAATACTAGCTTCCATCCTAAGTCGATATAATAAAGCAACATGTTCTGCAATATGTGCAGAAATCAATGGAATTGATCCTTTCATTGCAGGATTACCACCTAATGATGGATCTTGTAAAAACTGCATGTGAACTGCAATATGTGATTCATGATCTTGTTCTATAAATGCCTTAATAGGTTTACCATACATCACCGACATATTTTCATCAATCGGATCTAATCTTGGTGCTTCTTCTGGTTCTTTTAAAATCTCTTCAATGTTTGGTATACGTAAAGCTTCATACATTCTTTTGTATGCTTCATATAAATCATGCAATTGTGGAGCTGCTTGAGCCATTTGCAATGATGCTTGAGCTTGAGCAATACGCTGTGTGCTTGAAAATATATTAGGATCACTAACTGGAACAATATCAATTGTATCATCAAAATCAGATGCATAAATTTCTGAACTTGCACCAGATATGGCAAATCTAAATACTTCATCCAAGTTTTCTGAATTTAATTTAGCAAGTAATTTAAACTCTTGACCTTGTGAATAATGTAATCGTTTGTGTATAGCTGAAAATGCTTTTGAGCCTTGTTCTATTAAAGCAACTGTCGATCCAACTGGTGCGTTTGGATTAACATCACCGACATTTAAATCAGCAGTATTCGCAAATCTTTTACCTGCATCAACAATAAATCCTAATAAATTAAACAGAGATCCACTAGGTTCTTTAAATGGCAATGGCATAATAGCCTTGTTTACATCGTCAACTGTAGCATCTAAATCAACAAACTCACC